CGCGGCGGTGGAGAACACGGGCGCATTGCCGGTGGCGAGCGTCGGGCCGTCGCCGTTGGCGCTGTTGAGCAGGTTGTAGGCGGTGGCGTTCTCGAACTCGGCGACGCGGCGGCCGATGGCGGCGGCGAAGTCGGTGAAGGCGCCGAGGTCGTCGTTGACCAGCATCGGCCGGGTGACGCGGAGGCGCCGGGCGAAGGTCTGCAGCAGCACGATCTCCTGGCTCTCGGACATGGTGCCGACCTGGATCTCGCCGTTCTCGGCGAGCGGCAGCAGGGTCGGGAAGTCGCCGATGCGCAGGTGCCGGTGCGGCTTGAAGTCGCGGAAGTCGCGGCGGAGGAAGACCTGGCGGTAGGTCGGCTGCGCCGGCTGGTAGGCGGCGAGCAGCATCTTGTTGGCCGCCGCCGCGAGCAGTAGCGGGAAGTCCGAGCTGGTGTGGAAGGCGCGCTCGGCGAGCAGCGTCGGGTTGCGCGGCGGGTTGCGGTCGCCGCGGCGGGCGAGCAGTTCGCGCAGCATGTCGGAGGGCTGCCAGCCGAGGAACTCGGCGTGGCGGCCGCTCCCCTGCGGCTGGTAGCCCGGCATGGCGCGGGCGGCGAGCGCCTCGGCCATGGCGTCGAGGATCTGCGCCGGGTCGTCGTGGCCGGGGCCGGTCTCGGGGCGGGCGGGGATGGAGGGGCGCGGCCCCTGCGCCACCAGGGCGTCGAACAGGGCGCGGCGGGCCTGGTCCCCCGTCCAGCCGCGCTCGATGGCCTCGGCGCGGATCGGGGTGATGCGTTCCGCCGGCAGCAGGGCGCGGGCGGCCTCCACCGCGGCGTCGATGCCGGCGATGCGCGCGCGCTCGGCGCGCTGGGCCTCGGCGCGGACCGCGTCGAGGTCGTGCGCCGGCACGGCCGGTGCGGGCGCGGCGCGGGTGGGTTCCGGCGCCGGGGCGCTGGGCGTGGTGGTCACGGGGGTCTCCTGGGGCGGGGTGGACGGCGCGGCGGAGGGCGGCGCCGACGGGGCAGCAGCCGGGGTCTCCGGCGTCGTCTCGGGCATGGGTGGGTCCTCGTCGGGCAGGGCGGGTTCAAGGGCGATGGCGGGCGCGCCCTGCGACGCCTCGCCGCGCACCGCCGCGTCGCGGTCCACCGGGACCGGCACGAAGGAGATCTCGAAGGGCTCCCAGTCCACCGCGCGGTGGACGGTCTCGCCGGTGGCGGGATCGGGCCGCGGCTCGTAGCGATAGACGCGATAGCCGACGCTCACCGCGCGCAGCGTGCCGTCGGCGATGCGCTGCCAGACCGGCTCGACGTCGGCGGCGGCGCTGAACTGCAGCGTCGCATAGCCGCGGCCGCGCTCGAGGCGGGCGGCGGTGACGCGGCCGAGCACGTCGCGCGCCCTGCCGCGGCGATGGGTGTCGAGCACCGGGGCGCGGCCGGAGCGCAGCGCCTCCATGCGCACCGCGTTCGGCGACATCTCCAGCTCCTCGGTGATCGGGCCAAGGGCGGGGACGAAGTTCTTCGCCCGGGCGCCAGTCGACCACACCACCTCGACGGTGCGCGCGGCGCGGTCGACGGTCGCCGGTGCCGTGATGGCGCGCTGCGCCGCCAGGGGAGCGTTGGCTGCGGTCGGCGCAGCCGGGTTCGCCGACGCGGGGTCGCCCCCGCCCGGTCCGGTGGTCTCGCCCATTGGTCGGTCAGTCCTGCTGCTGCGGATCCTGGCGCGGCGGCGCCGCGGCGCCGGTGGCGGCGATCTCCACCGCGGCCAGCTGCGCCGCGTCCTGCGCCGCGCCGGACTTCGCGACCCGGCGCGGGTCGGTGTCGAGCGCGAGGCCGGCCTCGTCGAGCAGCGCGTTGGCCTCGCGGATCATCTCCACCGCGGCGCGGAAGTCGTAGCCGAAGGCCCCCGCCGCCTCGGGCTGCGGCACGAAGCCGGCGCGCACCTGGGCGATCAGCGCGGTGGTGTCCTTGAGCGGGTCGATCATCTCGTGCGCCGGCGGGACGTGGCTCACACCGTCCGGCATCTCCGTGCCCCAGAGCCCGAGCAGCGCGCCCTGCTGGTGGAAGCGCTCGGCGATCGGGCGGACCAGCATCGGGATGAGCATCCCGTACTGCACCTGCTCGCAGAGCCGGCGGAACTCGATCTTGCCGGCACGGAGCGAGGAGTAGTTGGCCTGCGTCAGGTCGCCTGAGACCTGGTCGTAGGTCAGGCCCGTGCCCACCGCGGCGGCCTCGAGCGCCCGGCGGGCGAAGGCGGCGTGGCTGCCGCCTCCGGAGGGGTTCACCACCTCCACCGAGCCCAGGCCGCGGCGGTAGAGGATCATCCCCGGCTCGAAGCTCTCGACCGCCCGACCCTGGGCGTCGCGGAGCAGGCCGGCGGCGGCGCCGGTCAGCGCCTCCTCGCCCTCCTCGGAAACCACGGCGGCGAGGCAGGCCTCGATCTTGGCCTTCATCAGCAGCGCGGCCTCGTAGTCGCCGAGGTCGCGCAGCCGGGTCAGCACCGGTGCCAGCCAGGAGACGTCGCGCAGCTGGCCGGGCCGCCGCTTGCGGTAGACGTGCAGCACCTCCGTCGCCGGGATGCGCTCGCTCCCCTGCCACGTCGCCCCGGGCAGGATCCAGGCGGCGCCCGGATGCACTCGGTGCAGCCAGTAGCCGACCGGCTCGCCCGCCTCGCCGAGCGCGATCCCCTGGATGGTCGGCGCGCCCTCCACCATCCCGTTGTGCGCGGTGTCGAGGTGGTCCGCCTCCAGCACCTGCAGGCGCAGGCCGATCGGGTTCACCGGCGACGGTGGCACCAGCAGGAAGCGGACGAAGCACTCGCCGCTCTCCACGACCGCCCGCATCACCAGCGCCTGCAGCCCGTAGAGGTCGAGCCGCCCCTCGGCGTCGCAGGCCGTGCTCTCCGCCCAACGCTGCCAGGCGCGGCTGTGGGCGTCATCCGGCCAGCGGGTGGTGATGCCGGCACCGACCGCATTGCCGGTCCAGAGATCGACGATGCGGCTGGCATAGGAATCGTTGCGCACCGCGTCGCGCGCCCGCCGCGCCACGGTCGCCGCCGCCATGCCGACCTCGGCCGTGGCGTTGCCGCCGGAGGGCGCCCAGGCCGAGGCGCGGTGGTCCTGCGCCGCGGCGTAGCCGCGCAGCGCCGCCCACGCATCGCGGAGGCGACGGGTCATGCGGTCGATCACGCGCCACCCCCGCGCGCGAAGCTGGCGAGCGTGACTGAGGGCCGCCGCGCGGCGCTGTTCTCCGCCCCATGCAGCGCCGCGAGCGCCCGGCCGAGCTCGTCGAGGCTGCGGTACTCCACCGTGCGGCCGTCGAACGTCACGCGGGTGGTGCCGCCGGTGTAGGCGGCCGCGAGGGTGGCGGCGCGGCTGCCGGCCGGCTGCGCCAGCGCCCAGGCCAGGACGGCGGGATCCATCACGCCGCCCGCAGCGTCGGCAGCGGCGCCGCCGCGTTGACGAGATAGGACAGGCCGCTCGGCGGGTTCGGCATAATCGGCACACCGGCCTGGTGCGTCAGCGGCGCGAAGAACCCGTTCTCGCTGCCGGTGGTGCCGCCGCCGGCGCCGCCATCGGCCGCGGCCGAGCCGAGCAGCAGCGTGTTCCCGCCGCTGAACGCCTGGGTGCTGGTGCCGCGCACCGAGGGCGTGCCCGAGAAGCACAGCAGCAGCCACCAGATGCCGGCCGGGATCCAGCGCGGCTGCACGAAGGGGCAGATCGCACTGCCGGCAGCAGCGGTGTCGGCGTCCGCCAGCGGCTCTTCGATCATGGTCCCCGGCCGGCCGGCGCCATTGTCGGCGGCCAGCGCCATGCGCAGGACGCCCGCCGTACCCGTGGCGACACTGACCGCCATGGCCGAGAACAGCCCGGGCCGCACCAACACGTAGGGACGCAATACAGCCGGTTCGCGGCCATGGCGACGGCGCCGCCCACCGCGCGCGCATGCTGCGAGGCGTAGAACCGCCCCGAGACGTAGGGCAGCATCGCCGGCGCCGGCGGCAGGTGGTGCTGGAACAGCGCGGTCATGCGAGGGGCCGGATGCCGAGGGTGATCAGGCGCTCGGCCGCCTGGTTCACCGGCGCCGCGGCGAGGCCGGAGCGCAGCCGCAGCCAGCGCCAGCCGAGCAGCAGGGTGGGCGGCAGGGTGAGCGCCCGGCCGGCGGCGACGGTCAGCACCACCTCGTTGCCGAGGTGGTCGTGGAGGTCCGCCCAGGCGGCGGGCTCGCCCTCGTCCATCGCGCCCTGCAGGGTCAGCGGGGCGTCGGTCCAGGCG